ATATCCAACCTTATAAAATTTTTAAGTTTAGATATACATAAACAGTATGTACTTGAAGTCTATAAAGATGGTGAAAACAGATATACACAACCAAAAGAAAAACCAAAATATGAATTTAAGCGACCTTCCTTTAAAAAGAAACAACAAATAAAATTACCAAATATTAGATCTCTTCCTGTTGAACATTATGCCAAACAATATGTGTTAAATAGGAAGGTTCCTCCCACCTTTCATTCTTTATTGTATTATGCTGATGACTTTAAACAATGGGTAAATAGTACTGTAGAGATGGGAACAAAATATGAATTACAAGAAAATGATTCTAGATTAGTAATTCCATTTTTTGATAAAAAAGGAAACTTAATAGGTGCACAAGGAAGAGCATTAGATCAATCAGAATTAAAATATATCACAATTAAAATTAGTGAAGATTTTAAAAAAATATATGGACTTGATAGAGTTAATATTAATAAACATGTATATGTGGTAGAAGGTCCAATAGATTCTATGTTTCTGGATAATTGTATTGCGATGGCTGGATCAGATATTTCTGATTTGTCTTTTATTAAAGATAAGGTTATTGTGTATGACAATGAACCAAGAAATAAAGAAATTGTTAAAAAATTAGAGAAGCAAATAATTCAGAATAATTCTGTATGTATTTGGCCGTCTAACTTGAAATTTAAAGATATTAATGATATAATAGTATCTGGAATGAAAAAAGAAAAAATAAAATCAATTATAGATGAAAATACATTTAAAGGTCCAGTAGCCACTCTTAAATTAAATTCTTGGAGAAAGATATGAAATATATGGTTGTAATAGAATCGCCGGAAGGGGAACTTGTTAAATCTGAAATTCAAGCAGATAATACAACAGAAGCAAAACAGATTATGTTTGGTATAACCTTATATCCATCAGGTAATATGAGTGATAAAACAAAGTATGTAGAACATACATTTATTAGAGCTGTTGAAATTTAATTATGACAAACAGTATAAATCATGAAGGAGTTGATTTTCACTTCTATACAGGTGAAAGATTGCCAGCTAGAGATCTTGTTTTAAAATATCATTATTCTGGAAGATGTCATAATAATCCAATTTTAGTTGGAAGTCTTCATTTAAATGGTGGATTATTTGGTGATAAAGGAGAAATTGTTGCAGCATGTTTTTTTGCATTGTCTAATAATAATACATGGTCAGTGAAGAAAGTTAATGTTATTGAGCTTGTTAGATTAGTTAGGAAAGAGAGTATTAAAGCTCCTCTTAGTTGGCTTATATCAAAAACTATCAAAGCTTTAAAGAGAAAAGGTGGTTATGATATTGCGATTTCTTATGCGGATGCTACACAAAAACATCATGGAGGAATTTATCAGGCGTGTTCTTGGAATTTTCATGCATATAGAAAACCAGGAGAAGACGGTTTAATAATTGATGGAGAATTTGTTCCACGCAGAAGCGTTTCAACTAGATTTGGAACTTATGCTAAAGGGAAATTGGGAGCAATGTTTGATGAAGTTAAAGATGATCCTGGAATTTTAGCATTTGCTGGTGAAAAGGAAACGGTTAAAACTATTGAATGGACTGAACATATTGATGAAGGTAAATATTTATATTGGATTCCATTAAATAAAAAAGGAAAACATATTGCGATAAAGGAATTGGATTTTGAGAATAATACATATCCAAAACCAGAAAAAGAATTATGTCAACAAGTCACGAAAAATTAAACAATTCTACAGATAATCGAGGAGAATATAAAGTTTTAATAGATTCAGTAAAATTAGTTTCTGAATTGCCAGGACTTACTTGTGAAATAGGAGTAAGGGCTGGAGGATCTAGTTATAAAATTATGAGAGAAAAGCAGAGATGTAATGATAAAAGTGTACATATTGGTATTGATCCTTTTGGAAATTTGTTATGGACTCGTGAAGATGGTATAGAAAAGATTCGTTTAGATTATACTAATAAAATGAAACGAGAAATGTTGAGGGATTTATATGCATGGTGTTGTGAAAATGAATTAGAATTTTTATATTTTCCATTGGAAGATACAGAATTTTTTATGAGATATTTTGATGGAGTGCCGATATATGATGAAGAAAAAAGAATAGAAAATCAATATAAATTAGTTTTTTTTGATGGTCCACATCAATATAAACCAGTAAAAAATGAAGTAGATTTTTTTGTAGATAAAATACCTTCTGGTGGAATTATGGTATTTGATGATTGGGAATGGTATGATCATTCTAAAATACAAACAATGCTTTTCGATAGAGGATATTCAACTGTTGATGTTGAAATTAATAAAGGTCCTGGGGCGTCTGGAACTATTTCATATATTAAGAAGTGAGGAATTATGAGTTGGATTGATGAAGTTTATGATAAAGAATTTGCTAATCTCTTAGATGAAGAACCTACTTTAGCAAGATCTAATACATTTAGAAAAGTTTTTGAATATTTGATAGAAACGGATAGAAAATATTATCAAATAATCGAAACTGGATCTTTGAGAACATGGGATCAATGGGGAGATGGTCAGAGTACTAGATTATTTGATTCATTTGTAAATTATTATGATGGTGAAGTAATTTCAATAGATAATAGAGAAGAATGTACAACCTTAACTGAGGAAAGTACTACTACTAAAGTTACAGCACTTACCGGAGACAGTTTAGAAGTTTTGGGTGAGATAGAAATATGTGCAGACCTATTATATTTAGATTCCTTTGATTATATACCAGGAAAAGAATTAGAGTCTGGATTACATCATTTATATGAAATTATGTGTTGTATGAATATTCTTGATGATGAATCCCTTATCGTGATTGATGATACAGAAGAAAGTGGAGAAGGTAAGGGTAAATATATTTTAGAATTTGTTCAAAGAAGCAATAGAGAAATAATTTTCAATGAAGGTAGACAATTAGCATTTACTATGAAAAGGAGAGAAGAATGAAACTCACCATATTTCAAGAAAGATTACCACTACCCGTTCAAGGATATGGTGGAACAGAAAGAGTATCACAATCACATTTTATTGGTCAGTGTGAATTAAACAGACATGATGTAACATTGGTTTGTAGAAGTGAATCTACAATTTCTCATCCAAATGGAAAAGTAATTAAACTTGATGAAAATATTTTACAAGACCTTAGAAAAGGAAAATTAAAGGTTGAGGATTATATTCCAGATGGTGATATTATGTTGGTACAATTTCCTGAAGAGACTGATCCTATGGATTTAGAAGGCACAAGTTATAAAAGAGTTTCTGTTTGTAACGGAGATGTTGGAGAAAAAACAGGAAGCGAACATCAAGTATTTCTTACTCAAGGTCATAAAGCGACACACGAAACATTTAGATCAGGCGATTACAGTAAAAATAAATATGTGATTAATAATGGAATAGTCTCTTATGATTTTAAATTGAGGAAGGGCGGTAATAAAATTGTTTGGATGGGTTCATTGGATGGAAGAAAAAGTCCAGAATTAGTTCAACAAATAGCAGACGAATTGGGATGGTTTATTAAAGCTGCGGGATCACACGGAACACTTAAACATCCTAGAATTGAATGGTGTGGAGAATTGCAAACAGAAAAAGATAAAAGTGCATTCTTTTCTGATGCAGAAGTTTATATACATACCGCCTACTCACCAAATTTTAATGAACCTTTTGGATTATCTATAGTAGAAGCACAGTTTTGTGGTGTACCTGTTGTTGGATTACAATCAGGAGGAGTATCTGAAGTAGTTTATGATTCTAGTTATATTTTTAATAATGTGAAAGATATGATAGATTGTTTAAGAAAGAAACCATATTTAAAACACAAACCAGAAGATATTAGAGATTGGACAATTGGAAAATTTTCACATACAACGATGGCAGAAAATTATAATAAATTATTTGAAAAAGTTTTAAATGAATAATATATTATTAATATCATATCTTTGTGGATCGTCTGGCGCATTTTTGGAACATTTTTTAATGAAACATGCGGGAATATTTAATAAAGGATATGCACAAATAACAATGTACAATGAATATGATAATATGTACCGGAAGGATCAGGCCCTCCTGAGTCTTACGAAAATTGAAACAGATAATAAATTTAATGATGGTCGCGATCCTTTACGAAATCCACAGTTTATGCCAGATGAAACTAAAGCAAATGAAACAGACACAATTATTATTGCACATCATGAATTAGAAGGAAAATATAATTTTGAAAATAAAAATTTATCTATTTTAGGTATAGATGTAGAAGACACACGTTCTAGAGAATATGCACATGTTATGGAATTATTGAAGCAATGTTCAGGAACATATGAGGACATATCAAAAGATAAATGTGTAGAATATGAAAATGGTATAAAATGTCAAAATGTTCCTTATTATTTTATAAATCATCATAAATTTTTTTTAGAAGTTGATATTAATGAATATAAAAATATGTGTCAATTTTTAAATATAGAACCTAAAATTGAAATGTATTTAGAGAATATAAATCATTATATGTATGAAAATAATAGACTATTAAATGAGTATAAACTCCTATGATTCTTGATACTATTATGTTTGTTGGTTATGCTAATGAAGTTGATATTTTAGAATTTAGATTAGAAGAATATTACGATATTGTAGATAACTTCCTTATTATAGAAGGAACACACACTTTTCAAGGAGATGAAAAACCATTACATTTTAAAGATGTATTTTCTAAACAGGATAGATTTAAAAAATATATGGATAAAGTTGAAATGGTTACTTTTAATTCTTTAGCAAAAGGAGAAGAAAGTAAAGTTCCTTCAGATTTTAAACCAAATTATTCAGACCTCATTTCTAGTTGGAATGATCATAATCAAAGAAGATTAATTACAGACATTTGTATTGATTGGGGATTGACAAAGGATGATATAATAATTATTGCGGATTGTGATGAAATATATGATAAACAATATTTACCCAAATTACTAGAAAGTGCATTACCATGTGCAGGATATTTGCATTTATCAACGTATTTTATTAATGTATGGAGACGGAATTCTTGGAGCGGTGGATATATTATGAACTTTGATGCAGATTTTGATTTAGAGAATACAAGACATAACAGAGATGATAGACACATGAATTTTCCATTTGATCAAACTAAAATTGGTTGGCATTTGGCGTGGTTAGGTACTGCTGAACAAA